TTCTTCACGCATGGGTTAATATAGCGGTAAATATTTTAATCCGCAATATTGCCCGCGCCGATTTCACGATTAAAAGAGAGGGTAACGATATTGAGCATGGCGCGGTATACGACCTGTTCAGAAGACCTAACTCTCAAACTAGCAGATATGATTTGTGGAAAGAAACCGCCGCTTGGTGGTTCCTGGAAGGGGAAGCTTTTTGGTGGTTCGGCTCTGATTATTCAGGCGGAATTCCTAAAGAAATATATGTTCTCGACCCTCGCAGAATGCGGCATGAGAGCGAATTTCTATCTCCTGATTTTGGATTAAATAAAAAGCCCCGCCGATGGTTTTATCATTCTGATACTGAACTAGTCCCTATTCTTTCTGATGAAATAATACACTTTCGAGACTTCAATCCTTACAATTCCGTTCGCGGTGTTAATCCTTTGATTGCATTGTCAATGGAACTTGAACAGGATTATTACGCTAATAAATCAAATTCCCAATTATTAAAAAATAACGCTATACCGCAGGGCATATTAAAAACCGAGCAGACGCTTAGACCCGAAGAAGCAGACCAGCTTGAAAGAAGGTGGGAAAGTAAATACGGACAAGTTAAGTCTGGAAGAAAAATCGCTGTGCTTGGAAAGGGTACTAATTTTGAACCTTTATCATTTACGCCCGAAGTAGTTAAACTTTTTGAGTTAAAACGCTGGAACTTATATACAATACTTGCCCGATACGGTATACCGCCTAGAGTTGCGAACATTAACGATAGAACATCGTCTTTATCGGGTAAAGATACAACAGAGCAACATTCGGCGTTTTGGAAATTCACTTTAATTCCAATTCTTAAACAATATGAACAGATTTTAGAAACTCAATTTTTTATTCGTTTCGGGTTAAAAGAAAGCGGCGTTTTTGATTTGTGGGATATTCCCGAATTGCAGGAAAGCGAAGACGCACAGAGCAAGCGTGATATTGCGGAAATTAACGCAGGGATAAAAACCATAAATGACGTATTAAAGGAACGTGGTAAACAACCTAAAGCGTGGGGCGATACATGGCATAGACCCAAAAATTTAGAAACAATTTGTGATTGCAAAGAAGGCAAGCAATGACGCTTGTTTTAGCCAGAGCAGTTAACTTACACAGTTATTATAAAAAACATCTGGAAGAAATTGGCTTTAAAAATATCTTTATAACAGATATTGATAGAGACGCTTTATTAATGGTTATTTACGAAAAAAAACCCGAACTTGTTATGATTGAAGCCTGTTTTTACAGATATTCAACGCCTTACATGATGTTTGAATTATTGGAGAAATTTCCAAAGTTAAATATAGCCATTATTAATTTATATGATTTTCCTGATGAAAAAGCTAAATGGTTTATCCTAAACGGCGTTAATTCCTATGTAAGTATGTTAGACGGAGTTGATGAATTTTTTAACGGACTAATAAACATAAAAGACAGAAGTAAATATATATCACCTAACGTGATGAAATGTATAAATAATATGTGTGAAATACCTGAACATACCAGCCATATAACCCTAAGAGAAAATGAAATTTTGGAATTATTATGTGATGGCTTGAAGGAATGTGAAATCGCAAATAATCTTAATATTTCTGTAAATACTGTTCATAGACACAGGCAAAGTTTATTTAACGTGTTCAATGTAGAAAATAAAATGCAGCTATTTAGAGCGGCTTTAGACGCTGGTAAAGTAAAAAAATATAAAATTATTTATTTTAATTAATAAAAAGGAGAAAAGATGTTTTACAGAAATATCAAAACAGGTACGGCTTTAATAATGGATAACCGTGAATTATTACTTGATTTCTTGGGAATAAAAAAGGAAGCGTCAGGAGTTCAACCAGTTACTCATGATATTGAACTGATCGCTTCTCTTCCCTTTCATCTAACGGTTAAAAATGAAAACAGCGGTATTGCATGGACGCTTTCAACTTTTGATATAGACCGTTTTGGGGAGCGTGTCGATCCGCATGGTTGGGATTACAAGAGGTATATGCAAAATCCAGTTGTTGAATGGGCGCACCGTTACGACATTCCAGCCATCGGAAAAATGGATAATTTGACGGTTGATGATGACGGTTTGCATGGTTTTGTTTATTTCAATTCTAAAGAGTTTGACCCTTTCGGATGGGCTATCGGTGAACGTGTAAAAGCTGGCGTTATTCGGGCAGGCTCTGTCGGCTTCCGTGTGATTGAAATAGAAATCCCAGACAGGAAAACGCAGGAAGAAGGAACTTTTTTAATTTTTCGCAAACAGGAACTTTTGGAATTTTCTATTTGCAATGTCCCTGCTAATCCGTTTGCTTTGGCGAAAAATATCGAAGCAGAGAAAGCAGAATTAAAACAGGATTTTAGTTTGTCAAATTATTTTGGCGGCTTTATCAATAAATTTTAAGGGGTAAAACATGAACGAATTATTACTGGCTGTAAAAAAAGAAATAGCCAACATGAAGAAAATCGAGTTGACAGGGTTTACCAATTCGGAAACCGCAACGGCGTATTTTCAGGAGAAAGAAAATATTCTTGAAGGGATTGTAAAAACTCTGGAGACATTGACCGTTCAGGAAACAACAGAAATGGAAGCCTTGAAATCAACGGTCAAAAAACTTCGTGATGAAATCAAAAGTCAGGCTTCCGCTCCTGTCGAGCTATCAAGACGCAAGCTTCTTCATAATCTCGGTATGGGAATTGCTGCTGCATGGTCAGGAAATCATAAAGCATTGGCAGATTTGTCATTTTCTCCTAATCTGAAAAATGATAACTGGACTAACCCTAAAGATGTTTCATGGACTGAAAAAGGTTTTCAGGTTTCTAAAGCTGCTCTCGGTGATCCGATGGGGAACATGACGACTAACGACCAGTATTTAATCAATCCGATTTATGAAACAGAAATCATGCAGGATGCCGCTAAAAAATCTGTAATGATGAATTTGGTTCGCCACCGCCCTATGATCGGTCCTTCAATATTCCTTCCTACAAGGGACAGGGGCGGCGTTGAATTAAATTGGCTCACCGCTTACGGACAGCAGATCAAGGGGAGTAAGCCTAAAGGCGCGGAGCGTGTCGAGCTAAAAGCTTACACTCTGGCTGGCTATATACCGTGGTTCGATGAATTTGAAGAAGATGTTTATATTGATTTGGGACAGATGTTCATTGATGAATTTATCGAGGTTTACGGGCAGGAGTTTGACAGGCAATGTTTGCTTGCAAAAGATGATCCGTTCACTGGTGCGATGGCTTGCTCTGATGTAACAGAAGTTACCATCAGCGGAAATACAATAAATGATTTGACATGGAAGGACTTCAGGGACGCTGTATATAAAATTCCAGCAGAGGAACGAAAAGACTGCTGCTGGTTCATCAATGAAACTGTGCTCAACCATATTGCAAACATCGAGGATAAAAACGGCAACCCGATCTGGCGCAGACCGACAGAAGCAATGCCTGGAAAACTCGATTTATATCCGTATCATGAACTTTCTATTCTCCCCCAAATTGCAGATATTAAAGCGAATGAAATTTTTGCGGCTTTCCTTAACCCGAAAAGAATTCAGCACGGCAACCGCAGAGGAATCGAGATTAGGAAATTTGACGCTACAACAGAAAGCATGGAATACGGCGAACTGTTTCTCCGCTTCCGTAAACGTGATGGTTTTCTTGTTACCCGACCGAAAGGGAATATGCTCGTTCTTAAAACTAAAACGACTTAATAGAAAAATAGCCGATTTGAGATTTTCTCTATGTCGGCTTTTTTAATGTTATTTGAAAAATTAGGGAAGGAAAGAATAATTTGTTAGCCGTCATAACTTCAAAATGGCTTCCATGCCATTTTGAAGTTTAGAAGTTTTTATTTTATAAAAACTTCATAAATCAAGTAACAGCGGCATCCGTGCCGCTATTGCTTGACGGCGACTTTTATTACTGTTTTAGAAAGTTGTTTTTTAACAGCCAATTTGTAGTATTTATGGCGTTTAATGTTCTTTGTCTTTGCCATGCCTTTTCTGACGGAGACCATTTGAAACCATGAGATTTTAATAATTTTCTGGTTTCTTCCGGCGGTATTTCATTAAAAACAAATTGTATACGGTTTATTTCTGTATTCATACGCATTTCACCATTTGAGAATTTGACATTTTCCTCTTTCATCTGATCTAATTTACTTAGTTCCTCGATACGCTGTTTTATTCTGCGGATTTCTGCGTTTAGATTACTTAATTGCCATGTGGCGAAAGGTTTTGTTTGATGTGAATACATACCGCTTTTTAATTTTTCAATGTCTGTATCTGACAAGCCTAATTTATAAAGAGCCTCTTTATCTTTTTTCCATGCTTTATTTACGGCTTTATAAAACTCTTTTGTTTTGTCAAGTTCCGCAAGTTTTTCATTTAAGCGGCTGACTGCTTCTGTATCATCACCGCTTATAGCATGACTAGTTTCTGCGTTTTCAGCTTTGCCTTGATAATATGCGGCTTTTTCGTCTGCTTCGTGGGTTTTACGATGGGCGCTGTCAATTCTTTTTAATAATGCTCTGTGCGATCCTTCACTGTGGTGTCCCACTAAAATGGGCTGACCGAAAGGAATAACGCTGCCCATTTGACTGGCTCTGTTAAATTCCTGATTTGCTTCTGCGTTTGCTTTTCTTGCTCGTGAATGATACCTGTCGATTTTTTCCTCTTTTCTTTCCTGATAATCTGATCTACCGATTGCCATAAAAACCTCCTTAAAATAAATATTTTTGTCCGCTATCCAATACAGGCTGCGGTAATTTACAATTTTTATAAATACGTTTTAGATATTTGATATAATTATTTGCGTCATTTAAAGAATGAAAAATACGATAATTTTTTAATAAATTTAAACCAGAAAATACAAATAATTCTGTAACTGCCGAATGTGTGCTATTAATTGATAAACTAATTAATGACGGTTTTCCATGTGTTAGAGAATAAACTGTATTAACCTGATAATGTAAAGACATAGAAATCCTAGAAATAAACTGCTTTTAATAAAGCTTTTTTTTCTTCTTCATTGTAATTACAACCAAATATACAATTATTACACTTTGATCTATTTTTACATGTATTACATATATTTTGAGTAGATATAATTGCTGGTAATGCCATAATTAAAGCATTTAAAATTTTTGTCATTGGCTTACCTCTAGCCCATGAAATACGCCTGATTGCTTCTGTCGCTTGCGCTGTTAGTTTAGGTGAATATTGCAAAGGTTGAAATTCTTGAAATTTACCAATAGTTTCATTTTTACAATGATTGTAATTATTACATGGATCACGAATAAAAGAACGTTCAAAATATTGAAAATCGTTTTTATCATACATTCTAAAACCTCCAATTAAAATATTTATATAACACACAATGTTATGTGCTACTATTATTATACTATATATTTATATAGCTTGTCAATATTTTTATGAAAATAATTAATTTAATATAGCGTTTAACGTTTTTTCTCTAATAATATAAATCAATAAAATATTTCTTACTTCGATTATGTCAAATAATAAAAGCAAGAAGAAAAATGATAAATATGAAATTGCGCCCTTTAACAAAAACCCAGCGGAACGCAGGGGGGGTGATTTTTATAGCTGGTGTGGGCTGTAGCGCCTCTCACCCTAGTGGAGGCGCGCTCACACCAGCAATGTAAAAAAATCACTCCCCCCTGTTCTGGGATACTATCTATAAAAACTAAACAAATAGAAAAAATTGCGTTAGCAATTTTTACCTGCTTCCTTCTTATTTCTTTTTTACCCTTTTTACTAAGATTAACTGAACATTGTCTGAGGCTATGTAATGATACGGATCGGAGAAAGGGTAGCGTAATCTGACCACTAAAAGTATTTTGTAATATTAAAACATATTTGAATAATTACTTTTAGTGGTCAGATGGAGCGTAGGGGAAGACCTTCCCCTTATAATTAAAAGTTATTATAATAATGCCTTATGGAAATAATGGTTGTTAAATATAGCAAAGACAAATTTATGGACTTGCTTCTTCTTGGAGATGAACAAGAGGATATGATTAAAAAATATCTTGATAGGGGGTATTTATTCGCTCTTTATGATACCGACCTTAAAACCGCCGCTGTTGTTACAGAAGAGAAAAAGGGAGTATATGAAATAAAAAATATAGCTACTTATGAAAAATACAGGAAACATGGTTACGCAACCAATATGATAAAATACATTATTGAATACTACAAGAGACAATGTGAATATCTATTAATTGGAACAGGCGAAAATGACAGGATTTTAGAGTTTTATAAAAAATTCGGGTTTAAATATTCGCATACTGTCAAAGACTTTTTTACAAAAAATTACGACCATGAAATAATTGAAGACGGGAAACAGCTAAAAGACATGATTTATCTTAGATTAGATTTTATTTAAGCTGATATATCGGAAAAGGTGTCAATATAATACTTGGGAAATTTGCCTTGCTTACAGGAAAATAAAGATTTCTTTTTCTCACCGAATTTTGTTTTTAATGTTTCTTCAAAACCAAGTAAAACAGAACCATTTACAAAATTATCGTAGTCATAATATTTTTGCCAATAATGCTCAAATGTGTATAAAGCATGAGTACCGCCGAAACGTTTAATGATTGAATTATAGTATGAACGTATAACCTTTATTTTCTCAATATTTTCCTGCGAATACCAGGCATAAGGGAGATAAAATATTACAGGTAATTCTATATGTTCAGGGGTGATATAAATATGCATACACAAAGGACCAACTGTATTAACATGGTCTTTAGTGTTCAACAGGATACTTAGATAATCGGGGGTATCTGGAATTGATGGAAATGTTACGCTGAACCATTTATCTATGCTTAAAAGTCTGGATAAACCCTCGCCCAAATGATTTTCTATTAAATGATCTTCGAGAATATCAATAATTTTTGCAGGGACAGGAATTTTATTTAGTTCAGAAATTGCGTAATATTCTAAATCGTCAATATTGGTATTTTTAAAATCCAGCTTATGATCACCGAAAAACATCATTTCTTTATTCATATATAAAATATAATAAAAAATTTAACATACGAAAAGAAGAAAAATAGAGATTTAAAAACTGAAATTTAAAATTATTATTTAATTCTTTGATTTCTTTGTTGTTTTCATTTTAAAGGTTCTTTTCTTTCTTTTAAATGTTGCTTGTTTTTTGATGGGTTTCTTTGCTTTTTTGGTGGTTGTTTTTTTTTCGGTTTTAACTTTGGCTGTTGGTTTTTGGGCTTTGGAAATTGTTTTTAGCGTTGACTGAAATTTCTTGTCTGCGGAAAGCTCGGCGAAGTCAGCGGCGGTTTGTATATCTATCCAATACTCAGGGGTGGTGCCAAAATGTTTGGCGAGGCGTAATGCCATTTTGGGTGATATGTTGGATTTTCCTTTTAAAATAAATGTTACAGACTGATATGCTACATTTAATGATTTTGAAAGGGCGTTAGGGTTTGTTTGAAAAGCGTCGATAAAAGACTGAAGGGCTTCGCTCGGTGTTTGTGATGATTTTGGCATTATTGGCTCCTTTTTACTTTATAATAAACATATTTATAATTTTTTCAAGAGAGTAATGAGCAAAAACCAGATTTTGAGTAAACCTTTTTTTAATTTAACAGAAAATATTTATACTGTTAAAATATTATTAATTTCTCCTTTGTTGTCCTTTTACCAAGTTTGGTATATGATAATTTAAAGGAGAATGCGCAGATAAAGCTGCCTATACTTAAAAATGCCAACAATCTATAATAATAAGGAAAAAATCCTTGCTAAAGGGATAAATGAGGCTCTCTCTACGGCAAAAAGGGCTGATTTTTGTATTGGGTATTTTAATCTTAGGGGTTGGAAGGAATTAGCAGGACAAGTTGAAGGTTTGTCAGGAGATAATGTTTTTGAGGGAGCAGGAAATAATCAGACTGAATACAAAAGGTTTTGCAGATTGCTTGTCGGTATGCAGTCTACTCCGCTTGATATTATAAAAGAGCATTATCGTCTGAATGATGAATATCAGATTGATCAGGGTGTTGCGGCAAAATTAAAGAAAAAGATTGCGGAAGAATTTAAAAAACAACTGACTATAGGCTCGCCGACTGCCGCTGATGAAATTTCATTAAAAAAATTAAACAGGCAGATGAAGGAAGGTAAGGTTGTTGTAAAATTATTTTTAAGGTATCAACTGCACGCTAAACTTTACATTGCTCACCTTGACGGTTCTACTCATTTAAAAACAGAAGGATTTGTAGGAAGCAGTAATTTAACTTTCGCAGGGCTTGTAAATCAAGGTGAATTAAATGTTGATGTGCTTGAACAGGATTCGGCAGAAAAATTATCAAAATGGTTTGATGAACGATGGAATGATCGTTGGTGTTTTGATATTACAAAAGAGCTGATAGAAATTATTGATAATTCATGGACAAAAGAAGAACTGATACCGCCGTATTATATTTATTTGAAAATCGCGTATCATCTTGCAAGGGAAGCAAGGGCAGGTATCAGCAATTTTTATTTACCTAAAATATTTCAGAAAGATTTATTGGATTTTCAGCAGAAAGCGGTTTTGGTTGCGGCTCACCATTTGAATAAAAGGAGCGGCGTTATGATTGGCGATGTTGTCGGACTTGGAAAGACAATGATCGCAACCGCTCTTGCGAAACTTTTTGAGGAAGATTTTTTATACGAAACGCTTATTATTTGCCCCAAAAATTTAACTTCCATGTGGAAAGAATACGCAACTAAATATCACTTAATCCATAAGGTTGTTTCTCAAAGTATGGTTACAAAAACGCTTCCTGATTTACGGCGTTATCGTGTTGTAATAATTGACGAAAGCCATAATTACAGAAATGATCAAGGTTCTCATTACAGGGCTATAAAAGCGTACCTTGAAACAAACGAAAGCAAAGTAATTCTTTTAACCGCTACACCTTATAATAAAAATAATAAAGATTTATCGAACCAGTTAAGATTATTTATTCCTGATGATAAGGATTTAGGTATAAGCCCAGAGCAATATATACAAAAAATCGGAG